GCTCTGTATAATGACAGTGGTACTGTAAAGGTAGTGACCTAATGGGACTGTTTAGAAACCTTACAAAAAGCATCAGCAAGATTGCACCGGTTGCCATTCCGGCGATGATCGGTTTTGGTTTTGGTGGTGGCTCGATGGGCGGCATCGGCAGTTTTTTTAGTGGGCTATCTGGCGCACAAAAACTTGGACTAGGTTTAGGCGGCATTGGTGCATTGGGTGCTCTGATGAGTAGTCAGGAGCGAGAAGTTAGTTTTGAGCCGCGCCCCGAACCAGTGGGTAAGGATTTCGCGATGACTAGCCGACTGCGCGACGGCACCATCGTGCAGTTGAACGACCCTGATCAGTTAAAACAATATCGAAAAGAAATACAAACACGACCAAATCCAAATAAGTTTGTTGTGCCTGTGTCAGATATAAACCTGACGGGCGATAAGGTTGGTATCGCCGCCATGATGCACGGCGGGGAGGTCACCGGACCAGGGACCGGCACATCTGATTCCGTGCCCGCCCGCCTGTCCGATGGTGAGTTTGTGATGACGGCGGCGGCTGTCCGTGGAGCCGGTGGCGGAGATAGAGATATCGGCGCCGCCAGAATGTATGATATGATGGCCGAACTGGAGGCCCAAGCGTAATGGCAACAGCAACACAAACAGTAACGACTAGACTGCCCGAGTTTCAGGAGCAGTATATTGCCGATCTTCTAACCTCGGCGCAGAACCTGTTCAAGCCCGTTGATGAAGGCGGCAAGGGTTTGTCCATGCCGTTTGTCCAGCAGCAGCTTGCCGGACTTTCGGAAGGTCAGCAGCAGGCAATCTCAAGTGCCCTTGGTGGTGTTGGTGCATACCAGCCGTTTCTCACAGAATCTAAAGAAGCTCTGACCTCTGGTCTTGGTCAGGCACAGCAGCTTGCTGCTGGTGCGGGCATGGACCCGAACGCATACAAAGAATACATGGACCCGTACCTCGATGACGTGGTCCAGCGGGCACAAGACGATATCGGTCGTCAAGGTCAAATACAACAACAGCAGGCGTCAGCGCAGGCAGTTGGTTCTGGCGCGTTTGGCGGTAGCAGACAGGCAGTGTTGCAAGGTGAGATTGGACGCAACACTCTCGAGCAGCAGGCTCGTACAGGTGAGCGCCTTCGCAGCGCCGGGTTCTCGCAAGCCTCCAAGCTGGCGCAAGACGCAGCAACGCAGCAACTTCGTCAGGCACAGCTTACCGGCGGTTTGTCCCAAGGACTTGCCGGTGGACTTGCCAGTCTTGGCATGCAGGGCCAGCAGATGGCCGGCCAAGACATCAACACGCTACTGGGTATTGGTGGCCTGCAACAAGGTCAGGCGCAGCAGGCGTTGAACGTGGCGCAGCAGAACGCGCTGGCACAGCAGCAGCTTCCGTTCCAGCAGCTTGGGTTTTTGGGCGATATCTTCAAGGGTGTCCCGGCATTGCAGCAGACCACGTCGCAGCAATATACTCCGCCACCTAATCTGGGATCGCAACTCCTTGGCCTCGGCATCGCAGGTCTTGGAGCGTTCGGAGCGTTTGGACAATGATTGGTAATCCCCTTGATCGTCGCATGTTTACAAATCCGCAGCAGCGTCGCGGCATGGCGCGCATGCCACAAGGGATCTTGGCCTCCGGTCCACGGATCATGAACGCTGCCATGTCACAAATGGGACAAGCGCAAGCGCAGCGGATGGAGGGACTATCTGATGATTCGATCATCACGATGCCCGACATTGGACCCGTTGTTGAAGATGGTATCGTAACAATACCTGAAGTGGTGCTGCCCACTTCTGAGTTCCCTGACCCGAACGTACCGTCTACGCAACCGGGTGACGTGAACTTCGGTACTCTCGATGACGTTGCGCCAGAAAATCAACCTGCACCGATACCGTCTCCGCCGAAGCCCAAGCCGTCCAAGCAAGAGATACAGGAAATCATCGAGGCTCGAGACGAGGCCAATAAGCCGTCGTCGGAGCAGACGATGGAAAGCATCATGAACAAGATTTCCGAGCTTCGGGGCACAGCCGACAAAAAGAAAACCAAACAACAGGCACTAAAAGAAGCCAAGGACTTTTTGAAAGAAGCCGGGGTTGACGGCGTAGACGACATTCGAACCAGTCGTGACTTCATGCTGATGACGCTTGGTCTGAATATCGCCACGGGAGGCAGTAGAGAGGGTGGCTTGCGTGGAGTTCTTGAGGACGCTTTGACAGGCAGCAAGCAAACCCTTGGCACATACGGCACTCTCAAGGCAGCAGAAGCTAAAGATCAACGGGCCATGAATCTTGCAGCGGCAGAAATGGCGCAAGCAGAAATTGCGGCTCAACGCGAACGCGGCCTGAAACTGGACGAGCTTGAGATTGAAGCACTGACCAAGCAGCTTGAGCAGCAGATCAAGGCAGAGATCGGTCCGGATGAGTTGCAGGTTGCAAGAGCCTTGATGGAGGATGATGATACTCTGTCACTCGCTGACGCAATTACAATTACCAAGGCGCAGCGCACTGGGTTCAAGGCGTCGGTACTCGATGAGTTGAAGAAACAGTATCCAAACGCGAATCAAGGGCAACTTGCACTTATTGTTGCCAACGCAGGGTATCTCAAGCAAATCGTTGACGAACAAGGCTTGGAAGGCTTGGCAAAAATCCTTGGTGTCACTACCGTTGAGGCGGAATCAATCGCATCACAGGCTGGTGCTGCTGCCGAAATACCGGATCAGGAACCAGGCGCCGCGCAGAATGTAATCGTCATCGAGTAGGAACAGACCCATGCCGATATACGAGTATCAGGGTCAACAATACCAGCTACCCGACGGCCTGACCAACGAGCAGGCTAAAGAAAAAATCCTGAACTATATCGCCTCACAACAAGACGCCGCACCACGGACCACGGAGCAGCCCGAGAACGAGGGCTTCTTGCAGGAGGTCGGTGAAGGTATCGTAGGCGGCGTCATAGAAATGGGTTCGGGGATCGCCGAGACAGCGGCGCTTGTCCCTGATTATTTTGCAGAAACCGATTACGCTAGGCAGATATCTGAAGCCAAGCAAGATTTGAAGGACTCTCTGGGCATCGATCCCGCAGGACCGGCGGGGCAGATTACAGAAGCCATCGTGCAGTTTGCCATTCCCGGACTAGGTGCGGCAGGAGCTATCGGCAAGATTTCAAAACTTCGCAACCTCGGCAAGGCGGCAACCCGTTCAGCACAGATAGGTGGAGCGGGACTTGCGGATGCAGTCGTTGCTTCTGATGGAACCACTACAATAGGTGACTTCTTCGGTGGTGGTCCCACCATGACCTCCAAGGATGTTGGACTATCTGGTAGGGCAGAAGCAGAACGTCGAATTGCAAACAAGTTTAAAGTTGGTCTTGAAGCTGCCGGGGCTACCGCAGCTATCGAGCCGGCATTGAAGGCTATGGGCTACAGCGCCAGAGCAGGTGTGTCTGGGGTCCGTGCCCTTGCAGACACAACACGCATAGCGCCTGCTATTTCAAAAACCGCAGACATTATCTCCACTCCGATTCAACGACTGATCGAGGGTGACTCTCTTGCAGGGCGTATTGCCGACCGGTCGCTCGGGATCTTCAGATCTCGAGGCATGCTGCCGCAAAACGTGTTCGAGAAGCGTTCTGACTTGTCGGGGCAGGTCGAGTCGCAACTCAACAAGGCAAGTCGCATTGCGGTAAAACTACAAAACAACCTGAACAAACTTTTAGATGCGGACAATCCGTCCTTCCGCAACATCATGATCAATGGATCCTCGAGCACCCGCACCGAGGCAATGAACCTGCTGTACTCGTTCATGACACGAGACCCCGAGTACATTGAAGCAGCAACCCGCGAGGCTTCACGTCTTGGAATTCGTCAGTTCGATCCAACGTCTACGGACGATCTGGCACAGTTTCTGCCAGACTTCATGCGCGAAACCGCCATCAACATGCGCGGTCAGATTGACTTGCTATCACGAGAGATAGCTGACTCTCCGTTCGTTCAGTCCGGGTTGTTCCCGGACATTCAAGACATCATTAACGATGAACTCGGCACATACATGCGGCGCAAGTATGCCGCCTTCGAGAATCCGAATTGGTTCAATACGGAAGAGTTTCAGCAAGCGTTCGAGAACGCAAAACAGTTTTACATCGACAATCCGGATATTGCCGAGAGTCTGTACACACGGTTTGTAGGTCCGCTGCCCGAAACCGGAATCACCACAGGTGTTGGTATCAACCGCCGCACAGATCGCGCGGCTGTTGAAGACATCCTTGAGAATTTTGTAAACCGCTATAAAGCACCGCGTTCTGCCACGGCGATGGATGGCACTAACAAACGTGTTGTTCGGGATCGCCTCCGCACGTCGCTGTTCACTCGGCGCAAGATGAAAGACCCGGTGCTCCGCTCGATCCTCGGTGAGGTCAAGGATCCGCTTGAAGCGTATGTCAGTACAATCTCCGATCTGGCAGAGTTTCGTGTGGTTGACAATTTCTACAACTACCTCGACCAAAACATTCTAGATCAGGGTGACTTGTTGATCACTCCGCAGTCTTACGAAGCACTGCCGGATGTTCTGCCGGGCGGGCGACTGAAGAAAGATGTGTACGCCAAGTTGGGCGAAGAGCCACTGCCGCCAGCGCCGGGTGCACCGGTGCGCGAAATGTTCAGCGATGTGCAGTTCGGCTCGATTCAAGGCAACTATGCCAAGAGACCGCTGTTCAACGAACTTACAAGAACAACACAAATCGCGGGCCTGGATCTCGACAACATGCTGTGGCGGGCTACTTACGGCAACTTCCTGAAAGCGAAGGGTGCCACACAGTTTGCCAAGACCGTCCTGTCGCCGATCACGCAGGTTCGTAACGTCACATCTGCCGCGCTGTTCGCTGCTGCACAGGGCAATATTGGTCGAGGCGCAAAACTCGGCGAGTCCGTCAGCATGGTGATCGACAACATTTATCGGGGTGAGATTCCGAAACTGATGCGGATGTTTGGTATATCTGCCGACGAAGCACGGGCAGCATACTTCCGCAAACTACAAGATGTCGGTGTCGTTGGAACGCAAGCGCAGATTCGAGAGATCGATAAGCTGTTGGAGGAAGGTCTCGGCGGGACACTCAAGAGTTCTATCGATGATCTGGGTGTGGACGTTGGTTCTAACAAGGGACTGTTTCGTCGCACCCTTGGTCGGTCCAAGTTCGGACAGTTTCTGGACAGTGCGATCATAGAACGAGCGCAAGGGGTCACCACTCGCGCGCGTGATTACTATCAAGGTGGTGACGACATCTGGAAGATTTACAACTTTGAGTTTGAGAAAAGTAAACTGGTATCAGCCCTCGGCAGTGAGGATGCAGCCGAAGCCTACGCTCGGTCTGTGGGTTTCGACACCATCGATGAGTACGCTGCCGACATCGTGAAGAATGTTGTGCCGAACTATCTTCGTGTGCCTGAAGCGGTGAAGTCTTGGCGCAAGCTGCCGTTTGGTAACTTTATCGCCTTCCCCGCTGAGATCATTCGTACCAGTGCGAATACTCTGCGCTATGGCGTTCGTGAATTACAGTCGGAGAACGCGGCTGTCCGGAACATCGGTATGCGCCGGCTTGTCGGCTTTACTCTGACCGCAGGTGTCGCTGGCCCCGCCATACAACAAACTGCGATGTACGCAACAGGTGTTGCACAGGATCAAATGGAAGCACTGCAACGTCGCGTTGCACCTTGGAGTCGAGCATCGACACTAATCCCCACCAGTGTTGAAACAAAAGTCGGACCGGATGGCGAGAAACGTCCGTATGTTACTGGGTATATCGACTACAGTTTCTTCAATCCGTACGATTATTTCAGCCGCCCTGCCCGAGCTATTCTCGAAGCCGCCGCTCGAAATGAGTTGCGCGGGCTTGACGGTGAAGGTCTTGTAGCCGACGCGACAAGGGGCGTTGTCTCGGAAATGTTCCGACCTTTCAGCGAACTTTCAATCATTGCCGAAAAGATTCTGGACGTGGAGCGCGGCGAGACGAAGACCGGCCAGAAGGTATACAACAAGGCTGAAGGTGAGTTTGCAGGAGACAGCGCAACAGAGATTGGAGTCAAGTCCTTCTTCCACATTGCCGATGCATTCAACCCCGGTGCTGTCGAACAGTTCATCGGACGTGTGGATGTGCAGCCCGAGACCGGCGAAGTCGGCTACATTCCGAGTCGAATTATAACTGCGATGACGGCGCCACATGGGCGTGATGCTCGTGGTAATGTCCGCAATGTCGAGGAAGAACTGCTGTCGTTCTTCACCGGTCTGCGCGAAGTGGATGTGAAGCCAGAGAATGTCGTCAAGTACGGAGCGTATCAGTACGGTGACGTGGTCCGTGGAATCAGCGCCGACTTCAACGCGACACTGCGCGTAGAAAACCAGATGGATCCGATGAACGTGATTCAAGCCTACGCACGTGCAAACGAGAAGCTGTTCCGGGAACAGAACAAAATTTTCGGTCTGGTGAAAGACATGCGGTCCCTTGGCATGAACGACCGAGACATCCGCAAGGCACTGAAGAAGGCAAATGTCGGCAACGTAAACCGCATCATGCGTGGACAGTTCTCTCCGAAGGAAGTATCCGCTACCATGAAAAAGCTGGCGCGGAAGAACGTACAAGAGTTCGGTGGTACTTTCCCGCTGAAAGAACTCAACGACATCCGCCGGATTCTGAATCGCCGTGAGCTAACCGGTAGTATCGAACTCGATGTTTCACCCATGCAGAAACGGTTTGACGTAGGTCAGGCGGCACCAGCCCCGCAGCCTGTAGCTCCTTCTATACCCACGGCGACGGCTCCTCCACCGGCGCCCGTGGACACGGGAGCCGTCAGTATTCTCCCCTCGACGGCTCCCGTACAACCCTTGACGACTACTGATGCTCGGTCCACGATCCAGGATCCACGGACCAGGGATTTGTTCGAAAGATTACGAGGTACTGGATAATGTTTCGTTGGCTGCTACACTTACTACGTGCACGACACACGGGCGACATGAGTCAGCACCGTCTTCATACCACCCGGTATGAAGATCTCTGCATGTAGGAGGTAACCATGAACCTAGAACAGCTTCAACACGAACTTGCCATCGACGAAGGATGCAAGCTCGAGATCTATCTCGACCATCTCGGCTACAAAACCGTGGGTATCGGCCACCTTATCACCGAAGATGACGAACTTTACGGGTTCGAAGTGGGCACTACGGTCTCTCAGGAGCACGTCGATGAACTATTCCACGAGGACATCCAACGAACTGTACGAGATTGCGAATTATTGTACAGCGATTTCAACGACTTACCAGAAGAGGCACAATTATGCATTGCGAAC